TTATGAAAGTCCAGTATCGACCGTGACAAGCGGTCAACCTTATAAACCACGACCGTTTGAATCAGACCACGCGACATATCGTCCATCATCTGTTTCAATGCCGAGCGGTCTGTCGTGCCACCACTGATTGCGGCATCGGTGTATGTTTTCACATATTCCCAACCATTGAATGCTTGTGCCGCAATATACGCCCGGCAAGCTTCTTCTTGATTATTTAATGAATTGAATTCCTGCTCTAGACCATACTCCGTAGATTTCCGAACATAAACTGCACATCTAATTTTTGCCATTTTCTATCCTTTGTTTTTGGTTTGCCAATCCGAAAAAGTCCGCACCGGATACTTTATGGCCACATATGTCCTTTGCCACGCCGGATAAGCTTTTGTACGTTCGTCCATTGTAAAGAAAGCCACCGTTGTCGGTGGCTGTGACTTTGAATTCCAAACCCCGAAAGGTTTTTATGATTTCCACCCCGGGATGCAGGTTGTATTTATTTTGATAAACGCGATTTATACACTCTTCGGGATTTTTGATATATTTGTGAATCTTGGTCATATGTTTGTCTTCGATTTTTAGGTTCATATTTTCACAGCGGATATAGTACCACAATGCACGAACCTGCCGTTTGAACGGATGCGGCACATACCGCGCCCAAAGTGCCGATTTTGCCTCAAACCGCATCTTTTGTAGTTCTTCCAGTGTTTTTGGCAGGTATATTTTCGGCCTCATATTTCATCCTTTGTTTGTGTCATTTGGCCTTACTAACCGAGAGAAGTCAAGTCGTATTAGATAATAAAAAATCTATTTTTATTGACTTTACTGGACTTTTGTGACATACTAAAAACAACAGCCCGTCCGAGGGCATTAAGTCGAACCCACCGAGCGGTTCGCAACAAAACTCCAAATTAACCAAAAAATAACATTACGGACTACCCGTGGCTTTTTGACATGTCGAAGGCCGGGAATTCGTACAACAATAAGGAGTTGCCCCATGGGTAATTTATATATCGAACATATTGCGATCGGCGAAATAATGTCGTACGCAAAAAATGCCAAAAATCATCCCGAACATCAAGTTCAGCAAATCGCTAGGTCGATAAAGGAATTCGGATTTAATAATCCCATCCTAGTCGATGATAAGAACGAGATTGTTGCCGGACATGGTCGGTTGATGGCGGCACAAATTGTCGGACTTGATACTGTGCCAGTCATCCGGCTGGCGCATCTGTCGGAAACACAAAAGCGAGCATATCGTTTGGCGGATAACAAAATTGCCGAAAACGGAGGGTGGAACGAAGACATCCTGAAATTGGAATTATCCGAACTTGAAGCGATATGCGATTTCGACATTCAACTCAGCGGATTTTCGACACTTGAAATCGATGTAAAGTTGGATGAGAAATCTGATAAAAACAAAGTCGATGAAAAGGGTAATGCCGTTCCATTCATACCGGATAATGAAATTGTTAGTCAGCCGGGGGATTTATGGCTGATTGGAAATCATCGCCTGTTGTGCGGTTCTTCTCTGGAAGAATCAAACTTTGAGAAACTTATGGATGGGAAACTTGCCGATATTGTGAGCGATGATCCGCCGTACAATTTATCTGCGAATACTATAGGTTCGTCCGGCAAAATCAAGCACAAGGATTTTAAGATGGGCGGTGGAGAAATGTCACAGGAAGAGTTTACAAAGTTTCTTACGACCAATTTTGCATTGTGCTCCAAATATGCCAAGCCAACGGCTCTTGCTTACAAATGGATGGATTTCAGACATATCCGAGAAATTATGGATGCCGGGGAATCATCGTTCGGGCGTTTGCTAAACCTTTGCGTATGGTCGAAACCGATTGGTGGCATGGGCAGTTTTTATCGTTCGCGCCATGAATTATGCTTCATATTTTCAAATGGCGATAAATCTTATACGAATAATATCGAACTTGGAAAGCATGGGAGATATCGCACAAATATATGGGAATGCGGCTCTGTGAATTGCTTTGGTCATCATAAAGATGATTTAAAGTTCCATTCAACAGTAAAGCCATACGAGATGATTGCCGACATATTTTTGGATGCATCGCCACGTGGCGGAATCGTATTGGATACATTCATGGGTAGTGGCACGAGTTTGATTGCGGCAGAAAAAGTTAAACGAATCTGTTACGGCATCGAAATAGAGCCATTATATGTGGATACGGCGATACGCCGATTTCATGACCTGTTCGGCATAGATGCTATCCACGAGCAATCCGGCAGAATATACTCTGAATTATTGGCGCAAAAGAAAGGAGCGGAGTGATGTCAGAATATACTGTCGGCTATGGGAGACCGCCCAAAGAAACTCGCTTCAAGCCCGGTCAGTCCGGCAATCGTACTGGCCGACCACGGGGAAGTCGGAACACATATACTATCTTTGATAAATTATTGGAATCCAAAATATATGTGAATCAAGACGGCAAGAAAACAAAAATCTCCAAACGAGAAGCTTTGTTGATGCAGTTGATTAACACCGGGTTGAAAGGGGACACAAAAGCTATTAAAGCCATGTTTCCGCATATGGTGGTATCCGATGATAAAAAAGCCGCACGCGAAGCAATCAAAATCCAAGCGAATTCACCAAGCGACCGTGAGATTTTGGATGCATATTTAAAAGGGGGCGATAATGAATGAAGAGCAAATTTTAAATGCAATTTTGCGTACTGAATTCAAACAATTCGTGCGTAAGGTTTTTAGTGAGATATCCGCTGATACATATCTAGACAACTGGCATATTGACGTCATATGTCATGAAATCATGGATATGATGGAGGGTAAGAATAATCGGCTTATTGTGAATATTCCACCACGATATATGAAATCGATTATTTGTTCGGTTGCGCTCCCGGCGTTTTTATTGGGGCATCAGCCGGAAACAAACATCATATGTGTCAGTTATAACGACCAGTTGGCGGAAAAGTTCGCAAGCGATTGTAGGCGAATAATGGTGCAGCCGTGGTATCAAGAATTGTTCTCAACAACGCATTTGCGCCAGTCTCGTAAATCCGTTAATGATTTTGAAACAACCCGTGGAGGCGGGCGTATGTCCACTTCCATCGGTGGTATGTTGGTCGGACGTGGAGCGGATTGGATAATTGTCGATGATCCGCTGAAACCGACTGATGCCATGTCAGATACACAGCGCGATAAATTAAATGGCTGGTACGGCTCGAGTCTTTGCACACGATTAAATGATAAGACGAATGGGAAAATCATGCTGATAATGCAACGTTTACATATGAATGACCTAACAGGTTTTTTGTTGGAGTCTGATGCCGGATTCAAACTAATCAAACTGCCAGCCATCGCACAGGAAGATGAGTCTTGGGAGTGGACGGATCGTATCCGCAACCTACATAAATCATTTATTCGCAAGAAAGGCGAATTATTGCATCCAGAACGTGAAAATATGGAAGTAATTAAAAGTATGCAGGATTCACAAAGCGAGTACGGATTTTCCGGGCAATACCAACAAGAACCAGTTCCGCTAGAAGGCGGAATAATAAAAGAGAAATGGTTGCAGTATTATGATTTTGAAAAAATAAAAAATATAAGTCCTCGAAAAATTTGGAAAATTTTTATTAGTTGGGATACGGCGTGTAAAACGGGAGACAATAATGCATATTCGGCATGTTGTGTCATGGCAATACTAAAAGAATCAGACCAGTATAAGTTTTATCTAGTAGACGTTTACAGAGAAAAACTTGAAATGCCAGATCTTATGCAAATGGCTAAAGAAGTCTATAACAACTGGAAGTATCATGGAGAGGCAATATATCCAATTAAAATGCTGATTGAAGATAAGGCAAGCGGAACCCAGTTGATACAGCTTCTAAATAACGACCGAGATAGGCATGGATATTGCTTTGATATAGAGTCAATAAAACCCGAAATGGATAAAAAATCGCGCCTATATGGTACAAGCGTTCATATTCAAAATGGGAAATTATTGTTTCCCGAGCAGAAGCCGGAATGGTGGGATGAATTTGCAAAAGAGTTGTTGGGTTTCCCGGCAACCAAACATTCTGACCAAGTTGATGCCCTTACGCAATGTATGAGTTTTGCTCAAACTGCACAATAAAAATCCCGGGTATAGCCCGGGGTATTTTATTCTGACTCGTTGGCTGTTTCTCCTGCCGGTTTATAATATTGATTTTTCATATAGCGAGGTACCAATGTTACATTTTGCACATTTCGCACACCAACAGCAGTTTGGTAACTATGTGTTTTTGTTCCATCTAGTGCAACGCACACATTGTTTTCGACATTAATCCACTGACCATCATAAAATGCAGGTACTGGTTTGGCATTTTTAATGGTCTTTGTATTCAAATAATAGAATGT